TGTTGACTGATCTAACTTTAACTATTTCCTGCGATGCAGACAAAGGTACCACTTGGTAGTCCTCTGCTGTTATCATTCTGTTCTGAGAATAGTAAACCTGTGCGGCCTTTTCCTTGATTGAATCATTCGACTCCGTAGCCGCTGAATTGTAAACACTGGCCTTTAAACTTATACTCATGGTCAATGACTGCTGTGCACCGTTGGCGTCCGTGTAGGGCACAGTCAATTGTACATTCTGTATGTCTGCCGGTTGTATGGCGTACTTGGCGTTGTCACTTATCCTGTAATAGGTCCTGAAATTTCCCAAAGGTATGTTAGAGAAGTTGCCGTCACCAAACACTAGATCGATGTTGTCATTGTTTTTGGTCACCACGTTGTAGGTGTTACGTTCAGATTTTGATAATGAATTGTAGATCGCATTGTTGCCAGACAGTGACGGAACTTTTGTCCATGCCTCTGATAACTGTCCGAACTGATCTAACTTGTACAACCACACGTCCGTGTCGTTGATGTTTGATGTGGCCAATGATTTCACATAGTTGGTCACTGACGTGTCCACTGTAAAATCTTTCTGCTCTAGTGTGCCTTGTTTGAACAGGAAGAAAAATCCTGTGTTGTTTGAACTGTCGCCTGCCCCATCTGATCTGTAGGTGTACGTAAGACCAGAACCTGGTATTGGTGATGATTCATACACTGATTCGGAATCAATTATTGTGCTTGGAACTATCTCAAAACCTCTAGATGTGCCACCCACTGACTTACTAAATTTGAAGATTGGAAGATCCAGTTGGTTGGAACTCAGCGTGTAAACTTCTGTGTCTATGCCACCAATCTTTGCTGACTCCCTTGGGTTACCAAATAATTGTCCTGTCTGGTTTGCCGCGTTCAGTATCGCAGTGAACTGTTCTCTGTAATTTGAATTTGCACTGTCATTCCATATTATGTTTGAGTTTGCTAAATTTGTACCTGTGCTGTCCAGCACATCCTGTGAGGTGGAGATAGAATCTATCTTCAGCATTCCTCTTGCGGGTTGATTTCTCTTGGCATTGTAGTTAATCAACCTGGCTAGTCGTAGAATAGAATTTCTTCTCTCCGCAGTTTCTAGGAAATTTTCTCTAGCATTTAGATCTACTCTGAATGACAGGGCCTGTGATATGTAAGCAATTAAATCTATAAGTGCCACATATTCAGAACTCTCAACAAAATCGTTGAAATCATCTGGGTAGTTCTCTTTTAGATATGCTACCATTGTCCTTCTCAAGGTTTCGAAATCGTATGATTTGAAATCTGCCTGTTGGAAAGCCTGGTAGATCTTTCTCCAATCTTCCGCAACTAATAATCTGTTCTGTCTGTCTGTGGTAGCCATACTGTTTGTATGGATATTTATGTATTAAATTAACGGCGTACTTTAAGATAGGCGCAACAACGAATTCTCATCGAAGTTGAATCTCAATTTCTCTGTAATATTAAGTGGAACATAGGTTATAGTGGCCTGTATGGCTATGCCCTTGTCTGCTTCAGATACCAGTATTTCCTCTGTTGCTATCCTGGGATCTGCGTTGAGATTTTCTGTGATGTCCTCTACAATAGCACTCTTTAATGCTTCAGTGAACGGTTCAAATATTGCGTCGTATATTATGGTGCCAAATTCGGGGTTCTCAACCCTCTCGCCCTTACGCACACTCAACCTGTTCATGAGATCTTGCTTGGCCACCTCAAAGTCATACAGTTTGAAGTTGCTCTTGTCCGCACGCGAACTGAAACCTTTGAAGGTGACTGATTTGTTTGATAAGTCTCCTGATCCTGAATCTCCGTATGCCATATGCTTATTTACTCCCTAAAATCTAAAGAAACTCCTCACCGCACTAATGGCACTGCTTTTAATTGATGCTATCTTACCATGAATGAAACTCATCGCGGCACCCTTCGGATCTGAAATTAATTTTTGTATACTTTGCGCCTTGCTGGTCAGAGCACTTAGATTTTTAAGAGGAAGTTTGATATTGTCATTAAGTTTTACGACCTTGCCAAGTTTATCTGACACCGCTTTTATACTTGGCTGTTTCAACAATTCTGTTTTAATTACTTTCAGTTCCGTAGAGGATAATCCCGGACTGGATTTCTTTATTTCGTCCATTGCTTCACTGATGAATTTTTTCTTTCTTGCCGTACTGCTCTGCCTGTCATAAGGTTCGTGTGTTACAAAGTCCGTCACTGTTGTTTTGTTGTCGATCTTGTTAGGTTTGCCTTGTGCCAAAGGATTGTCGTCATCGATGTCTATTAGGCCCTCCGTGACTCTAATTCCAATTGCATCTGGCTTCAACCATCCAGGGCCAAACTTGTCACTTGGACTGATCGAATTCAAATGTATCTGTCCACCGGCTCCTCCTGCAGGGCCACCTCCGGATGCCGCTAGATGTATTGATCCACCTCTGGCTCCATGTAACTGGCTTCCTTTTGTGTCAGAGCTGATTCCATCTCTGGCAAATGTACTAACAGGACCCGCCTGTGAACTGTTGAATATTCCTTTTTCTCCCATGGCAAAAAGATACCCTTCCGCGTTCAATGCCAAGTGATTTTCTGATGTGAAATTTATTGCACCCTTGGCGTGGAAGTTGATATTCGTTTCTGAGTGTAGATTGAAATCCCTTCCTGATCTTAAATTTATGCCACCGTCGGAGTACACACTTATAGTGCCATCCTTGGCCATCTCGATATACGCTTTACCGGAACCGTTTGCTAGGTACACCACACCCTCTGTGTCGTGCATCAACAACTGGTGTCCTGATGCTGTCCTCAATCTTGTCAGTTGGTTGGCACCGTTGAAGTCTCCGTCATCCATTACGAACGTGTGTCCCGTTTTCCTGGTAACATAATCCTGCGCCTCTGAATCTGCCGCACCTATTTTAACTTTTGTTGTGGAGGTATCTAACCTGCCTGGTGTGCTGATGCCAAAAACCTGACTTGGTGTTTCCCTACGTGCAGAACTTGAGGTGTTACCCCTTATATCGTCCGCACTCAATCCTTGCTCCAACAATGTATCCGCAAATGGGTGTATGGGTTTTGGCAGTGATTCATAATCGCCGTTCTGTAATGCACCTTGCCTGTTCCTGTTCAACTCCCCCGATGGCACATTTTCTGAACCATATTTTGTTTTCTTGCTTTCCACTTCTCCTGCATCTGCACCCTCAAAACCGGCATCGCCGAGATCGTTGGTGTTTGTGCTTGAGGCTATGCCTGGCATCATGTGGTTGGTGTAAGGCTCTTGCACACAGCCTATCCAGTAGGCCTGGTTCATTTTACCCTCCGCAAATATCACGAGTACCTTCGTTTCTAGATCCGGTGGTATCATCCACATACCATAGGAGTGCTGTGAGTCCGCAAAGTCTATGCCTGCTCCCTTGGCATACTTGCCTCCCTTGGCTCCATAGAAAGGTGCCAGGTATTCACAAGTTATCAGTTGGTTCTCTGTGGGATTTGAGGTCTTTGCTAGGCTTGGAATGTGTACATTCAATCTGCCCATCCTGGCTGGATCTGTGTTGCCCTTGACTATGCCCAGGTATGGTCCGGGATTTGTGCCTGTCCAGTCCTTGTCTGAACCTGGGGCCTTTGCCGTTGATGCATCTCCCTTGAGATAGTTGTGTAGTGCCATTAGCCTAATAATCCTTTAATCTTGTTTGTAATTTTATTCTTGACCCTGCTCACGTTTGACGAAACAAGATCTTTGTATTTCTTCCCAATACTAGTTAAGTTCGATTTGATGTCTGTAAAATCTTTTATACTGTAGAAGTTCTTCAATTCGGACATCAAGACTACTTGTGAGAAACCGTTTATATTCTGGACACTAGAAGTTGGCACAGGACTGGATATGAACACTCCCTGGCTGTTGAATCTGGTTAGTTGCAGTACGTTGGTGTACTTGCCGTCAGTGAAGTTGTGTTCCACCTGAACCACCCTGTACAGTCCACTGAATTCCGCTGATTGGTCTGACTGCAGTTCATACACACCTGTCTCATCATTGAAGTCTGTTGGCATCCTGAATTTTAACATTATGATAGGTTCCGCCACGTCGGTGTTGTAGCAACGCAGTGTAGGGTTCCATATCCTGTCCCTGTTGGTCCTCCAAAAATCGATGTCGGGGTCTGATCCGGTGCCCGTGCCAGGTTGGAAGTCCTTGGCATTGAGTGGTATAAACTGCGATTGGCTGATCCATGCTGGATCTCCCAGTATCTCCATCCTGATGTTGACCATGTCCGCCAATGGGTGTGTCAGATAGTCCAGGAACGAGTCCAACTGTGATGGTGTGCCGCCTGTCTTATTGGTACCCTCCGACTTGACAACAGATGGTTGTGACTGATGCAATAGGTTGCCATCCGTGCCGTGATCCTTGGCGCTGGTCCCGCCAGTGGGCTTGTCTGAGATATCCACTATCGTGTTCTTACGCTCATTGGTGGCTTCGAAATCTTTCAGCCTGGAAGTAAAGTAGGAGTACTTGTAATCGATATTTAGATCCATTACATCAACGTTTTCGCCCGTGAATATGTAGTTGTAGGTCTTGAACACGAAACTCTTGAAGTTCTCTCCTGTGCTGACGCCAGGTATAGACAATGAGTAGGCATGTACCTTGTATGGTTCAACATGGTAGTTGATCTTTTTCCTGCTCGTAGCACGTATCTCGTCGAAGTCGCCCTCTATGGGCACCACACTGGATCTGATCTTGAAGTAGTCGAAATAGTAGTCCTGTGCCTTGTCAAACACCTCCTGTGCACCTCCATAGCTCTGTGCCACGTCCAGTGTCTGACGTACCTTGTTCTCCCATTCTTTGAAATTTTTGTCCTTGTATGCCGGGTGACCCTTCATAATCTCTTCCAGTATCTTGGTTATAGGGTTGCTGGAGTTGATCTTCATGTAGTTCAATGGCTGAGAGAACTGTTGGTTTGGCCCGAACGCCCGTTGCGCCTGCATTCCTGTCTCTTCCAGATTTTCTATATCAAGGCTAACATCCTCTATGTAAAGTTTGTCTGACGCTCCCTTTACATCTGCGGTAGACTTACCGGCAAACGTGATAGTGTATATGTCTGGTTTCTCCACCAGTCCTGTTGTCTCCTCATCCTCGTTCTGTTTGTTCAACAGTGCCTCTAGGGATTTGAAAACATCAGACAACTTCTTGCCCTGTGGTGACAGCGTTCCCGCTGTCCTAGGGTAGTTGTATGTGTTCACGAAGCCGTACTCGTTGTAGGGTATTGCCTCGACCGAATAAACCGTGCCCGCCTGTGTAACACTCATCTGTATGTTCGTAAATTTTATCGGTATAAGTCGTTTCATGTTCTGTGAATCCATTGTGGATGCTGGTCTGCCCTGCTCATCGAATCCCTTGAAGTCTATGGTCAACAGGAATGGTGCAGTAATATGGTCTAAGTATCCGTTGTTGATCGCCGCCCCACGTATCCTCTCCAGCAGTGTTATGCCGGATGGTTCAACTATCTCCATGGATATCTTTGTCACAGATGTAAGCCTCCGCTTGTTGTTGAGACCAGGTATGCTGTTCATTGTGACATTCCTGATGTAAAGGTCCCTGTTCTTTCCTAGCGTCCTCCTACTTTCGATGAGGGCTGATTTTTGTCGTTCATTTATAGTTGTACCTTTTGTGGCCTTTGCCAGATCCGTGGCCGGTGAGCTTTGATTCACATCTGTGCCAATACCAGAACTCCTTACTATGATGTCATGTGCCTTGGAGTTCAACAGTGTCGTGGTATCTTCTAGGTCATTCTGGCTCAATGCACTCAGTGTGAACAATGAATTGTACGAAGCGAACTGATGTAGTGCGTTGGGATCGTTGATGGTGGTGACGTAGGTCTCGTCATCCCTCTTTATTGTAGTCCCCTCATATCCCTCATCTGCGCCATGGTACGTATCATATTTGCCCATGCCTTTGTATGCACTGCCCGAAGTAAACAAATTCTTGCTACTGCCGGCGCCTTGGTCAATTCCAAATACTCCTTTTTTGCCGCTGAATCTAGTTTTAAATTTTCCGTAACTGCTGGAATTGTTATCCTGTTGGAGTGGATTATTTTCAAGTGACTTCTTGACGTTATTTTTTAATCCTCTAACTTTAGCCATGGGTTATATCCCCAGGTCTTTGAGCAGGTTCTCTTTCTTTGGCAGTTGAACCGTCACTCCCGGTTTGAAGTCGTATATGGGATCCTCTATCTGATCTGGATTCCTCTGTGCGAACACCCACCAAAGTCTTGGCGTGCCATAAAGGTCATAGGCCAACAGGTCCGGTCTGTATGCATACGTTCTTTCTATTGTGTAAGATTGGTCGTCCTGCTCAGCAGTAATTGTCCTCGGATTCATTATATCCAAGAAGTCTGCAACCTCACGTGTCTCGTAGTACGGTGATGTGTTTGAGTACTTGGCCATTAGATGAATCCTACCTCGTTCCCTTTACCGTTCAACTCGCCGTTGACGAATTTCTTCATTGAAAACTTTTTGATAGAATCTCTGCTGTAGATAGGTGTGACTAAAACCGAAATGTTAGATATTGTCGGTGCCCATGTCTGTGACTCTATGTCGGCATCCACTTTCACATTGTTCACTGCATCCATGTCTATCGGCCTTCCTGTGTATGGATCATAACTTAGACCGGAATCCACATAACCCTTTTGTTGTGTTACGAACTCCTGTTTCATTAGATCCCCTTGGCTTCCTTGCTTTGTAGAAATGTAATCTATGCCCTGTCTCAGTTCCAGGTTGAATGAGTTTATCACCACCGGGACTCTATGGAACATGTGGTCTCCATAACCATACAGGTGCATGATCGGTGGGGGATTGCCTTTCAATCCGCCTAGGCCTTCGTCGCTACCAAAAAACATTTTTGTTGCAGTCCTTAAAAAATTCACAGTGGCCACCCAGTGCTTGGCATCATCGCAGTTCTGCACAGGGAATTCGCCAATGATATTCATTGAATCAATTTGTGAATTCTGATATGCCTGGTGTGGATAGTTGCTGTGGACTTGGTCCATGGCGTTGTAGTTGGCCGAATGTGCTATCTGCATGGTCGGTGTCAACGGCCAGAAAATACCCCGTGATGCTGACAAAGGTGCTAGTATGGCATTGTTCTCAAAATCGAAAAATTCGGCAAGCGGGCCATCTGGAACTTCCAGTCGCACACGCCAGTCTGTTTTGTCGCTACGTCCTGACCATCTTGCCCTCGTTCTGGCTATTTTGTTGTCTGATGAAATACCGGCGCCAAATAGCCTGCCCAGGGTCCTGTTGAATATTCCCCCTCCCACGTTCTTTATTACCTTGCCAATTGTTGCCATTAAATGGTTGCTTTCCTTTGTAAAATTTCGTATACTTTAACTATATTTATAGGCATTATTCTAGGCGCACTTAATTCACCATACGGCACGATTCAACAGACCTGTTTGTGGTCATTTTCAATAATATAAAGAGAAGGATTTATGAAGAGAGTAAAGTACCTAAACAACAGAGATCTATTGCTACAGATACACGCCAGCAAGAACACATACTGTTCATACGTGGCACAGGAAGACTCGCAGTATGACTTG